GAACCCGAAGCATGGCGGGTCGGTAAAACCCATGAACGCGAAGCGAAGCTAAATGGCTTCGTTCAACCCAAACTTCGCCTTGAGCGAGAAAGAGAACTGCAATGCAGAGCGAACAAAAGTCCGCGATGTTGAGCCAACCCGATAACAAGCCGATGTCCTACGGCGGCGGCGTTATGCCGGCCAATGCCAAGCGGAGCGATCCGAACGGCGTCCCCAGCCCGGCCGGCAAGTCGAGCGCCCCGTGGCAGGCCGGTCATGGCAGCGGCAAAGCGACCAATGGGTCGATGGCCGCGAGCCGAACGGCTCCGAGCGCGGGCGGCGCGAACAGCGCCGGCCACGACACCAGCAATGGTGCGGCTGAGAAGCATGAGTCGGGCAACCTCGGCTAATTAGCCAAGGGGACCAGCAACAGTGGGCCGGCCCTGCTTCCACACAGGGCCGGCCTACCCCTTCGACCATAAGGTCGTGCGGGGCGAACGCCCAAACCTACCAGCCGCCTCTGAGCCGCTGCCTCATTAAGCGACCCCGCCATTGAAAACGACCTTCTACACAAAGTCCCACCATGAGCGAAGTCAATCTCGACGACTTCGAGTCGTCATTTGTAGACGGGCTTAAGGCCCGCACATTGACAAGCTGCTCGCGGTGGGCGGCACGTCGCCGCATCATTCGGAATGTGGTGACAGGTGCGAATGAAAACTACTCGGACAAATACCATCCGTGGGTCCGAGCCATGCACGATTCATGGGCGACGTACAACTACGCCATGAAAGGTGCTCAGCTTGGTGTGACCGAGGTTGCGATCAATCGCGCTTTGTACATCATCGACAAGCTGAAAAAGGACGTGCTATACGTCCTGCCGACGACCAAGACGGCTACAGACTTTAGCAAGGCTCGCTTTGGCGGGGCGCTCGCCATGAGCCCCTACCTGATGAATATGTTCACCGACACGAACTCGGTGGGCATCAAGCAGGCCGGCCCTAACACGCTCTACATTCGCGGTTCGCGCGGCGATAGCAACTTGGTGTCAATTCCCGTCGATGAACTGATTCTCGACGAAGTGGATCGCATGGACCAGAGCCAGCTATACCTGGCTTTGGAACGATTGTCGGGACATATCGAGAAGCACGTTTGGGGAATCTCGACTCCGACCATCCCCGGCTACGGTATCGACCTACTATACCAGAACAGCACGCAAGAACACTTCATCTTCCAATGCCCGCGATGCTCACGCCATACGGAACTTGTGTGGCCGACGAAGGATGAACCGGGCTGCATTGAAATCATCGGCGAGCATGTTGGTGACATTCGATGCAACGACTCGTTCCTCAAGTGCCGTGAGTGCAAAGGTCGGATCGAACACGAAGAGAAGCCCGAGTTCCTGGCGAAAGCCTATTGGGAAGCATTCGACAAGAATGCCAACCCGAATGTACGTGGCTTCCACATCAATCAACTCTACAGCTATACCGTCACGCCTGGCGAGCTAGTCGACGCCTACTTCCGTGGTCAAGGCAATGAAGCGGCCGAGAAGGAGTTCCACAACTCGAAACTCGGCAAGCCGTTCATTGGCCAAGGCGCTCGGGTTGACGACGACATGCTGCAACGGTCTGTCGGTGGCCACCGAAAAAGCGACCCGCGACCATCTGGCAACCGCAATCGTAGCCGCACGATCACAATGGGGATCGACCGTGGCAAATGGAACTACGTCGAAGTCTGCGAATTCACTTACGACGGCTACGGCGTTGACTTGAATGCCAACGCTCATGCGAAGGTCTTGTTCGAGGGTAAGTTTCTCGATGAGAACTTCGACGCCTCTGTCGATTTGCTGATGCGTGAGTGGCAAATCCTGGCTTGCGTGGTCGACGCCGACCCTGGCCGCATGGAAGCCCGACGCTTCGCTCGTCGGTTTCCCGGCTACGTCTGGCTGTGCCAATACCGGAAAGGACCCTCAGCCAGAGATATTGTCGTCACTGATGACGAAGATCACTCCCCCATCGCCACAGTGGATCGCGCCCACTGGCTCAGTGCGTCCCTGATCCGATTCAAAACGGACCCCGCACGCATCATCTTGCCTTGCGACGTATCGAGTGAGTACCGGGAGCACATGAAGGCTCTCACGTCCACATACGTTCGCGATGAGCACGACAACCCGAAATTGGACTTCGTGAAAACAGGGCCGGATCACTTCGCCCACGCACGGACGTATGCGGAAATCGCGCTTCCGCTCTGTGCCGCCCGCGAAACGAATCGCGACATCAAGTCGTTCCTCTAATCCACCCCTGCGGGAGCTAAGCGATGTCCCTTACACAAGTCTCCCCGACACGGGTAATCGACTCCCGGCACCCAAGCTTCCTCTCCAGCATAACAGACTGGGAAAAGTGGCGGATGACGTATCGCGGCGGCGACGAGTTCCGCCTGCGGTATCTGGAACAGTTCAGCCAATACGAGGACCGGCAGTCGTTCTATCTGCGCCGCCGGCTGACACCGATTCCGTCGTTCGCCAAAGCGGCGATCAACGACATACGCAACTCGATCTTCCAGCGCATGCGAGACATCAGCCGCATCGGCGGCAGCGATGGCTACCAAGAGGCGGTCTGGGGAAAGAACTACGGAGTGGACCGTCGCGGCAGCACGATGAATGCCTTCCTGGGCATGAAGGTGCTGACCGAGTTGCTGGTCATGGGCCGCGTCGGCGTGTACGTCGATAACTCGGTTGTGAGCGGCAGCACAATGGCGGACACCCAGGATGCCACACCCTACCTCTACACCTACCAGATCGAGGACATCCTGTCGTGGACTTGCACGAGCCCCGACGACCCGAGCATGTTCCAATCGGTTCTGCTCCGGGACACCTGCCTGGACTATGATCGCCGCACCTTGCTGCCGTTGCAAACCTTTCAACGGTTCAGGCTGCTGTGGCTCGATCAGGACAGCGGCAAGGTGATGCTGCAATTCTACGATATGGGCGGTCAAGAGATCGACCGTGACGGCAACCCCTCGGTGGCCCCGTATCAACTGAACTTGAACCGTATCCCGTTCGTGATGCCAGACATCGCGGACAGCCTGATTAAGGATGTCTGCAACCATCAGATCGCCCTGTTGAACTTGACTTCACGGGACATCTGGTATGCCCTGCAAGCCAATTTCCCGTTCTACATCGAACAACGGGACATGCGGGCCATCGGCTCACACTTGAAGCCGGCCGCTAATGCGGACGGCACAGCTACCCAGGGTGGTCAGACTTCCTCCGACGAAAACATCATGGTCGGGGCCAATCAAGGCCGCGCCTATGACAAGGGTGTGAACGCCCCTGGGTTTATTCACCCGTCGAGCGAACCGCTCAAAGCGTCGATCGCGCTTCAAGAGAAGTACGAAGAGGACATCCGCAAGCTGGTGAACCTCGCTGTCCAGTCAATGGCCAGCCGGGCATCGGCCGAATCCAAGTCACTCGACAACGCCGGCCTCGAAGCCGGCCTGTCGTTCATCGGTCTGGTGCTGGAACAAACTGAGCGTCAAATCACTCAGTATTGGGCCGCATACGAAGAGAAGTCGGAAACGAAACGCAAAGTCGCCACGATCAAATACCCGGATCGGTACTCCCTGAAAACGGACACCGACCGCATCGACGAAGCCACCAAACTCTCGAAGCTGATCTACTCGCTACCTGGCCAGGAAGCCAAGCGGGAGATTGCCAAGAGCATCGTGATGGTGCTACTCGGTGGCAAGATCGACGTGTCCACGATTGACTCGATCCGAGACGAAATCGACGCCTGCGATTATCTGACCAGCGAACCCAACACGATCATTCAAGCGGTCGAAGCGGGATTGTGCGGTCAACAAACCGGCTCCAAGGCTCTCGGCTTTGCCGACGATGAATACAAGCAGGCCCAAGAGGATCACTTCCTCCGCGCCATGCGTATACAGGCTGCTCAAGCGATTCAGGCCCCCGGCCCGACTCGACCGAGCGGAAGCAAGGAAGCCGAGCGCGCTCTTGAAACCAATCCGCAGGATAAGGGCGTGCAAATCTTCACCCCGGATGCGAGTCTGCCAAACCCCGATCCGCAAACCGCTACGGCTCTCAGCAATCCGGCGGGGCGCGGCGTCCCGGACCTTGACCAAAAAGCGTCAGCGGATGCAGCGAAAGACGAGAAAACTCAGTCACGTAACACGGACTTCAGCAGCACCACGAAAAAGCCAGTTCGTGGTAACTCGAAACAGGCCCGTGTCACTGGCAAGAAAGGCAAACGCTAATGAGCAGCGTTCATGTTGCGAAAGAAACCGTCCCCGGCTTTGTCGCCGGCAACGGCACGATAGGGACGACTGAAAGTCTGCTGACAACGCTCAGCTTGCCCGTACATAAGGGAATCTTGGTTAAGGCAATGGCTGGCAACAGCGGGACGATTATGGTCGGCGTTCCGGGGAACTCTGTCAATGGCTTCATTCTCGAAGCCGGTGAGTCCACCCCGGTAATACCGGTCGAGTCCACCGACAGTCTGGCCATCGTAGGTAGCGCCGTCGGGCAAGCCTACTCCTGGTTCAAGGTTTGAGGTGACGCATGGCTAACCTGGATTTCTCCTATTACGGGACGATTGAGGAAGCCTGCCAATACTTTTGCATGAGACTGCATGAGTATGCTTGGTCGGCGGCTCCCGCAGCCCAGCGTCCTAAAGCCTTGTGGGCGGCGACTCAGATCATCGACACCTTGGACTTCAAAGGATACAAGGCCACGGTCTGGACACTGCTGCAAGAATACGGCTTGTTCACCATCCCACACTTCAACGACTGCTTCGTTGTGCCGGACGGGAACATCTGTATCAAGATGCCGACTCCGCCGCAGATTCGAGCGGCAGAGGCCGCCCAGGATTTGGAGTTTCCTCGCGGCGCAGACACGGAAGTCCCAGTGGCCATTCGTATGGCCGCATACGAAATCGCATATTCTCTGCTCGACGGCAAAGACCCCGAGCTAGAACTTGAGAACCTTGGAATAACTAGCCAGGGTTATGGTGCGGTACGCACCAGTTATGAGCGGAACATGGTTCCCATCGAACACCTGATTAACGGTGTGCCGAACGCAACAGCGTGGCGCTATCTGCGTCCATTCTTGCGGGACAGCGACATCGTGAAGATCGGGCGAATCTCGTAACTCTCCCACCGATGGCCGGGCATTCTGCTCGACCTTTACCGGCATTCGCCGGGATGCCGCCCGCTCCACCTGTGTAGCGGAACAGCGGTCACAATCCACCACAGGGTCACAAGGATTCAACTCTCAATGTTGACCAATGATTTGTACTTCGTAAACGGTCTGTTCAATTGCTTCGAGGGCGACGATGCCGGTGGCGATGATGCCGCTACGGCTGCCGCTGCCGCCGCTGTTGCTGCCGACGCCGTCGCGGCAGCCAATGCCGCTGCCTCGGGCAAGACGTTCAGCCAAGACGAAGTGAACGCCATCGTCGCCAAGGAAAAGCGACAGAACCAAGCCGCGCTTCTCAAGACCGAAGCCACCTACAAGCAGATGCTTGCGGAGAACCAGAACCTCAGTGCGAAAGATCGCACGATGCTTGAAGAGAACCTTGCCACGGTGCAGGGCCAGCTTCGCACCAAAGAGGAACAGGCCAAGATCGAGAAGAAACAACTGGAGGAACAGTTGACGGGCAAGATCAAGGAAACCGAGGAACGCGCCTCGGCCTGGGAAAACCGCTACCGTCGCGAGACGGTCAGCCGATCCCTGCAAGATGCCGCAGTCGCTGCCGATGCGTTCCAGCCCTCACAAATCGTGTCCCTATTGCAGCCGATGACTCGACTGGTTGAGGAAGTTGATCCCAAGACCGGCAAGAGCAGCGGCAAGTTCAATTCAATGATTGACTTTCCCGACGTCGATGCGGAAGGCAATCCCTGCGTCTCTACTCTGAGCCCGAAAGACGCTGTGAAGCGTATGAAGGATCTCCCAGAGACATACGGAAATCTCTTCAAGTCCGGCGTAGTGTCCGGCATCGGAGCGAATTCCGCTACCGGCATCGCGCCGGGTGCTAACGGCAAACTCGATCTTCGCAAGCTTGACGCGCGAACCTATCGAGAAATGCGAGAGAAGAACCCAGAAGCTCTCGGGCTGCGTTCGCGCGGTCCCCGCCGTTAATCCCCAACTGGGGCTCGTCTCTTTCGAGCGTCATCGACGCTCACCGTGGCTACTCAGCCAATCCGTGGGCCGTCGTCGTGACGTTCCCCTCTACCCCAACTCCATTCGGAGAGTGTGTTCATTATGAACCCCAATTACCTTTCCCTGCCGATGGTGAATGCGTTCGCCAACGACAACGACGCCTTCATCCCGGAAATCTGGGCTCAAGAAGGTCTGGTCATCCTCGAAGAGAACATGGTCGCGGCCAACTTGGTCCACCGTGATTTCGAGAACGAGATCAAGAACTTCGGCGACGTGGTCAACACCCGCCGGCCGGGCAATTTCACGATCAGCCGCAAGGTTGACGGGACGTCGCTGACCCAGCAAAGCGCGAACGCCACCAACGTCCAGGTTCCCCTCGATCAGTGGTTCTACACCAGCTTCACTATCAACGACGGCGAAGCCAGCAAGTCGTTCCAAGAACTGGTGGACGTGTATCTGCTCCCGGCGATGCAGTCCATTGCTCGTGGTGTGGATCGTGCCGTGCTCGGCCGCGTCCATGCGTTCCTCGGCACCCCGGCGCAGCGCGTCGGTGGCCTCAACACGCTGAGCGAGACGAACAGCAAGGACATCATCCTCGATGCCCGCCAAGTGCTGAACGTCAACAAGGCGTATCCCGACAACCGCAACCTGATCTTGGCTCCCTCGGCCGAGACCGCGCTGTTGAAGAACTCGATCTTCATCAAGGCCAACGAGCGCGGCGATGGCGGCACGGCTTTGGAAACCGCCATGCTGGGTCGAATCCTCGGATTCGGCACCTACATGGATCAGAACGTGAACAGCATCACGTCCGGCGCCGACACCGATGTCACCCTCGTCGTCACCGACGCCCTGGCGGCGGCCGGCGTGAGCCCGGTCGCACAAGCTGTGTCCGGTCTGACCGGCGCTGTCAACACGGGTGAGTTCCTCACCGTGATCGGCAACGACCAGCCGACCTGGATCACCGCTCATCACGAAACGTCGGGCAACACCGACAGCGTGACGCTGAACGAAGTCAACAAGTACGCCACCTTGGCGTCCGCCGCGACGATCCGCTACAAGGCGTGTGCGGTGAACCAGCCGACTTCGCCCACGGGCTATGCGGCCGGTTGGAGCCAAGCGATCAACGTCGATGGCTACACCACGGGCTGCGCCCCGCAGGTTGGCCAGATCATCGCCTTCGGCACCACGGTTGGCAGCACTCGCCAACGCTACACGGTCATCGAGTCCGTGGACAACGGCTCGAACGCCAACATCCTGTTGGATCGGCCGCTGGAATACGCCCTCAGCAACGACGACCCGGCGTTCCCCGGCCCTTACGGGTCGTTCAACTGGGCCTTCCACCGCGAGGCGATCGCGCTCGTCAGCCGCCCGTTGGCTCTGCCCAACGAACGGATGGGCGTGATGGCGGACGTGGCCGTCCACAACGACATCGCGATGCGCGTGTCGATGCAATACGACATCCAGAGCGGTGGAACCGTGGTGAACCTCGACCTGCTCGCAGGCGTGGCGATCCTCGACACCCGGCTGGCCGTGGTCGTGCTGGGCTAATCCCTAGGGTCAACAACCTCCAACAAGACCGCTGGCCTCGCAAGGGGCCAGCGGCCTTTCTTCTCTACCAAGGATGGAGCCACCACATGGCAACCCTTTTTGCATCGGCCGACTTCTTGGAAGCCGTCGAGATCGTCCGACAGTATGGACCCTTCGCGGGCCTGCTAATCATAGCGGTCATCTTCTATATGTGGCGCGATTGGAAACGCGAAGCAGCCCTGTGTAAGCGTGTCGCTCTTTTGGAGGACTACGCCAGGGACACACTCGTTCCCCTGGTGACCAACGTGACAAGCGTGGTTGCTAAGAACACTACAGTCATGGAGCGGCTGGAAAAATACCTGGAAAAATAAGTAAGGTTCGATCATGCCCCGTCCTGTCAATCGGAACCTCACACAACGGATGCGTCAAACGCTATACGCCCTGAAACGGCAATACGGCGAACGCATCGACGTTTACAAACTAATCAGTACGGAGACTGATGTTCGGACGGGCGTGAAAACACTGGTTAAGGATTTGTACCCGATCCACTACGGGATCGTTATGCCAGCCCGCAGCAATCGCAGCGGAGCAAAGAACGTATCGGAAATCGCAGCGAATAAAGAGTTCGTGTTTGGTGGAACCTTCGACACTTCCATTCGCACCTTTATTATCGACCGCCGCGACTGTCCTACGCTTCCACTCCTGAACTCAGACGATTGGATCGTCTACTCGGGAAACAAGTACCAAATCAACACGGTGGATTCCTTTGAGGTTAATGCCGGGTGGGTCATCACTGCCAAGCAATTGGTGGGTGAAGTTCCCGAGCAAATCTACCTCACCCCTGCCGACGACTTGTTGTGCCTCACTGACACAGCAACCACGGAGTAATCCAATGCCGGCAAATCCTAACTGGGCTCGGTGGATATTCGCATCCGTGGCTTACGTCTTAAAAGAATGTGCGACCAACGCAAACCTTGCTGTGTTGGTCGAGCATTTAGATGAACGCTCAGCAGCGTTCATGGACGCCACGGATCGAGTTGAAATCCGAATCACGGGACCATTCTCCCAAGAACTCAGCAAGGGCTACTTTCGGCTTTACGTGGACGTGAATGTGTTGTTGGAGAGCCGCTACGACGGCGCCATCAAGAACGCAAACGACATCCTTGTAAACGCTGGCCTATTCCAGAACGCGATGGATTCACCCATCCCGGTTTGGAACTACGGCAATCAAGTGGGCGACTACGTGGACGGGAACACTGCAACGCAGGTGTTTCTCGGCTGCTTAGAGCCGCGACCTGGAAACTCGGACAGCATCCGAGTGCTCCACTTCGGGCAGGCTCCCCCGCCCGACAAGATGAAATCGTCGATGGTTGATGCCAGATACGTCCTGTACATCGACTGCACCGACACTGACCCAGACTAATAGGAATACGCCACATGGCACGTATTGAACTCCGGTACTGCACCATCCGCTTGAAGGATGGTCTTGCCGGCACGGCGGTCGTGAGCCAAAACTCCCCGCCGATGGCCGGTGATACCACCTTGGGTGTCAGCAATGTTTCGCTGAACACGTTTGTCACCGACCGAATCCCCATCAACGCGCGGTTCACGCTCAGCAGCGAGAATGTGGATTCCACCATCCACACTGTCACTGCCCGCACCCCGACGCAGAACACCACCGGCGAAGGCTTGCCGGCCTTCGTGGAAGGTACAACTCCCAACGTCATCGGCCCCGGCACCACGGCGATCGCGTTCACCCCCGCGCTTGGCGCAGGTGTTTACTCGGGAACCGGCTACGCCGAAGTGGGCGCCGTGACCGAGACGACTGCCGGCACCAGCAGCGTGAACGAGGTCCAGAGCATCGCCAAGTATGTCAGCACGGTGACGAGCGGTGAGTTCATCCTCGGCTTCTCGCTGACCGGCCCGAACTCGGTCAACCCGGATGGAATCACCGTGCCGGGCGGCTATCAGTTCTTCACCGATGGCATCCTGTATAGCGCTACTGGCGCGGTTATCCAGGCTGCGGTTGACGCGGCGGCTCTGGCCCTCCCGGTCCCGAACTACACGGCCGGAGACATTGCGATCACAGGTGGTCCGCTGACCACGGCGGCTGTGACCGTCACGTACAGCGGCGACTCCGTGCAGAACTCGCCCCAGCCGCTTGTGAGCGTCATTGACGATACCCTCATGGCTGACACCGTGGGTATCGGAACGCTGAACTTCCTGCCCATCGCCTTGGTCATCAAAGTCGGCGACGGCGACTTGAAGTACACCGAGAACCACTCGTACAAGTATGACTTGGACCGTGGAATCTTGGATACCGTCCGAATCGGCGACGACGTGCCGCTCGATCTGACGACCAGCTTCACGTATGAGCACATCACGACCGGCACGAACGAAACCGTTTCGCCGGTGGACTTCATTAAACAGCGTGGC